GATCGTAGAGCACCTTACCGTCCTCGTAGACTGTAAAGGCTCCTTTCACGTCCGATGTCTTGGTCCATTCTGAATAATTCACTTGTTTAAATCTGAACTCTACATACTCACACTCATCAATGCCTGTACACTCCATTTGCATCTGCATTTGGTGTACATACCCTGGAGGGATTTCAGCTTTCATTGCACGACTAATTGGACACTTGAATTCAACCAAACGACCATAGCGTTTAATATCCGCGGCATCGTTGGGAACAATCAGACCATCTGGAGAGGCTCCTAGAAATGTATGCACTGGATGTTGGACACACGACACGTCAGTAATTGTGCATTTGGTTCGTTCTTCGTAGATACGCTTTGCGATGGGCTCAAATCGAGTTCCCCATAATAACGCAGGAATTCCAGGTCCATCTCCTGGAGGACGTGGTTCTAACTTACGCATCATGACTTCACGTCGAGCAGACTCTGAACCAAAGACGCCATAGACTTCAGAAGCTGTAATCATCTCGCCTCGTTTGGCGTGCCATCCATCCGTGCGTTGATCGTTGGAACCGTACATTCGCAACACTCGTTCATAGCATCGGTCTCTTTGCCACAGTCGTCCGACTTCGCCGAGCATGATTCGGTCGACGAGGGTGAATATGTGTCGTTTGAGTACAGTGTAGGAGAGTCTCGGTTCAAGGGTCTTGCAAAAGAGGATAAAATGTTTGAGTCTGTGATTAAGATGTGTATAGGGTCGGTTGTCGAGCAGCCATTCTCGGAGGCGCTCTTCCATTGATCACTCTTCTGCGTCGTGTCCGAAAGTCCGTTTTCAATCATAGACCAGTCTCCTTTGCCATACTGCGGAACTTCCATTCCTTCCAATAACTTGGTTTCGTTGACGAGTTTGAGTTTCATAGCCTCGATAGTTTCACCAAGTTCTTGAGTGAAGGGTTGGATATCAGAGATTTCAACGCCCAAGTGTGAACTAAAGACTGCACTCATGAAGCTTTGTTATATTCTTGTCTAACCCATTTTCAATGAACCAACGCAGTTCTATCATGGAGATTCAAAGCAAAGAGCAACTTGTATTACATCGGTTATCGATGTTTTATAGTAATCCTACGGTCCTCGAACGAGTTCGTGCAATTATTGCAGGTGAATCACAAGTCAGTTTGAGACTGATCGACTGGTTTGTGACCAATTACGCAAAGAAGCACAATGTTTCCTATACAACTACCACTGGACGACATGTGATCGTGTATTTGGCCTACAAGTCACATTTGAAAGCGTATAGCAAAAAGATGTTTGATCCCTTCTGTCGTTGGAAGCGTATTCAGTTCATGGAAATGAAAACAACCGTGGGTCAGCTCAGCTTTTTCGAATGGGCTATTCAAGACGATGTGCTCGCATACATTGACGCACATTTTGCAGAAATTCAAAAAGATATGGATGATTGTTCAACGGTTCTTACCAAGACAGAGGGACAAACTAAACGACATGAACTTTCGCGTTCAGCGACCAAGACAATCTGTCGACACGATGTTCGCGTTTCAGTATCATTCGCATAAACTTGAGAGTGAGTAATGCTTTCAAGAACTCACCTTGGATTTCTATACACAGACATAGGAACTGGAATTACAGAAAACGATTTGGATGTCATTGCAGACAGTTGGGATATGGATGGACGCGAAGTCTATCGAGGAACACGTGATCCACGATACACTCACGCAAACGTACATTGGTTGTACGACGATAGCTTAGAACGAGTTGGATGTGTAGAGCATTCACTCAAAGACCATGCAGTCTTTAATATCCTTTGGTTCAAGGATAACGATTTTGGAACATTGCTTCAAGAAGATGATTGGGAGTCTACGCAGGATATTTGGTCTTACTTTCCACGACCAGTCTTTGATCGATTTATTAATGAAGAATGGACTACACCCGAACGTGTGTTGGAGCAGTGTTTGTATGGAGATGTTCGTGTAGTCACACTGGATACACTTTTGGATATACCCACAGTCTATACATGTCAAACCTGTGGACTCAAATCATTTCAACCAAAAGAAGGATGTACAATGACTGCAGAACGTCTTGACTTCCCAGACTTGAAAAAAGTATTCTTTATAGACGAGGATTTAGTCGTCTACGTTCCACCTAGGTCTTCACGTGTATGGCTTATAGTACAGCCCCAGCTACACGACGGCGGTTCTTTGCCGGAGCAGGTGCAGGAGCCGAAACCACAGGTGGAGGTGGTGCAGACGGCGTCTCTACATACGGAACCTCTTCCTCTTGAGGTTGAAACTCTTCCTCTTCCTCTCCACCCTTCACGGTCTCAGATCTAACCTCTTGTTCGATCTCATCTGCGAAGACTTGAGCGGCAGTTGTTCGTTGAGGAGGTGCAACACGAGCGTAGCTCACACGCCATGTGACACCCCAGCCTTGTCCTGAGACGTAGACTCCAGGACTGACTACGATACTTGCTTCCACTCGCTTGGGAAACACGTTGGTAATGTTGTCAATGTCGACTGCGACAGGTTTGCCTTGACTGTCTGTGACATCCATTGCAACTCGTCCATCGTAGACTGGAACTTTCATCTTGAGACTTGGAGGATACTTGCCAGTGGGAACCCACTCGCCATTAACCTTCTCTACGCTTGGACTGATGAATTGCTTCATTGTGTCTTCGAGCACTGAACGAGATCGGCTCTTACCGAACCACTTGACGCTGTTTGCTTCAGCTGTGTCCAGTAGTTTGCTCTGAAGGTCTTGTAGGAAGTTGTAGAGTGTTCCGACGGTTCCGCTTTCTGCTGTAGCACGTTCCTTTGCGAATGGATCGCATCCTTTGAGTGTAAGACTGAGTGTGTAGTTTGTTCCGTTCTCAGAGACACGAACGTTAACGCCCATTGGATAGGTTGCTTTCTCAAGGCGGATCTGAAGAGATTGACCATTGTACTTGATTGGAACTGACTTGCCTCCGGCTTTGTTTGCACGGATGTCTCCAAATGAAATCTTGCTGACGTCGAGGTTGGAAGAAGAGATGATTGCGTTAGTGGCCATTGTATACTGTTGTTTGTACAAGTCTAATCCAAGATAACCGAGAATCCGTTTTGACCGCAAATTTCCAGTTTTAAAGAGATACTGACAAAGAACACAATGCAAACATGTATGGCTGTTAAAAATGTAAACACCTTTGAACGTTGTTGCTCAAAGACACTATATGGGTTTATCTTTTGCAATCGTCATGCTCGAATGCGAAGTCCAACGTTATGGATTGAAACACTCCGAGTTCATGAACCTCAACTTATCCGAGCCCAAGCCTGTATCCGCGGATGGATTGCACGATTGCGTCTACGGTTAGCCGGACCTGGAGTGTTATCTCGAAAACACCTGATGAACGATGAGGAATTGATTACAATGACTGCAAAAGATCGTCAACATCCCTTGGACTTCATTTCATTTGAAGAACGAGGAAAGGTGTGGTGGTTCTCATTCAGTTCACTCTGGAAGTGGTGTTCTCAATCTCCAGAACCGATCAATCCTTACACGAACGTTGCGATCGAGTCCGATACAATGAGACGAGTGTATGAACTGTATTACTTCAAACGACGACATCATGAAACGCTTCCGTCAATACCTTCGATTGACAAACAATTGAATCAACTCTGTCATCTCTTTCATATGAATGGATTTCTAGACGTACATCCACCTGAGTTAATGCAGTATCAACGCTCTGAATATATTTCAATTTTTATGGTATTGAATCGCGATCTACAGTTCACACTTCCTACAGAAGATCCGATACGATCTATGGCGTTGGATCTCTGTCAACATATGCATGATAATAGGGTTCTAGCGTTGCCAGGCTCAGCGTATGTCCTCTATTCCTGTTCTACACTCCAATCGTTGATGGGACTTTACAAGAATCCATACACAATCGTTTTTTTAATTTTATCCGCATTGTATCGATGCTAAACGATTTACATAACCGCGGAGGGTAATAATCATAACAAACGCGTTAAAAATGTCCTCTTCTGCTTCTATTACTAAGACAAACAAGATGGCTGGAGACAAGAAGACCCAAAAGAAGACCGATGCCCCCGTTGCACCCGCGGCCCCAGTCGCTGCAGCCGCACCTGCTGCCAAGGCCCCTAAAGCCAAGAAGGAGAAGGTTTCTGTCTCCAAGGCAGAGATCGTTGTTCCTACTCTCACTGTTACAGCCCCAGTTGAAGCTGCTCCACAGAGCTCTGATGCACTTCTCTCAACTCTCGCTGATCAGCTCAAGGCTCTCTCCACAGAGTTCACAAGCCGTGTCCGTGATGCAGTCAAGGCAACACAAGAGGCAGCCAAGCAGGCTAAGAAGGAAGCACGAGACTCCAAGAAGAAGCGCAAGGTTGATCCAGCCACTCTCAACCCAGAGCAACGAGCAGCTTGGGAGGCTCGACGTGCCAACAACGCCTTCCTCAAACAGAAGCCCCTTACCGATGAGTTGTGCTCTTTCATGGGTCTCAAGGCAGGTGAGAAGCGATCTCAGACTGAGGTGACCAAGTTCATATCTGACTACGTCAAGAGCCACAGCTGCTTTGACCCAACATTCAAGCGACGCATCTTACCCAACGCAGCACTCGCCAAGTTGCTCCGAGTGGATGATAAGACAGAGGTTACCTACCTTAACCTCCAACGCTTCCTCAAGGTTCACTTCAAGAAGGTTTAAACCACTGTTGTGATCAATTCATGAGGCATCTCCAAATATAAAATCGTACTAAAAAACGGTGACAACCGGCCATCGAGAACCAGCGCACGCTGTTTGTCGTTATCACGGAGTGTCGTTGCAATTCGTTTAAGGACTACTTCTTTTTCAACAATAGGTTTGACACGAATCTTACACGTGTTTCTATGCCAACCGCATAAGGAAGATTTAGAACACTTGTTCTTGTCAGTAAACTGACCGCAGGGTGTTCGCACTTTATTCAAAAACTCAATTGGAGCTTTGGTTGTGTCTTCATAAGCTTCAGCATTGAACCATTTCTTCAATTCCTTGTAGAGAGTTGCACGTTTTTGTACGATTGCATCTTTGAGTGTTCCATACTCTTCCAGTTCAATGTCTTTGGACAACGAATACAGCAAGAACTCATAGACTTCAGTTGAATACGAAATCTCTTGAGCTAACCGCAGATCGGCTGCATTCGGCATTCCTTCAATCAATTGACTTTCTGGAATTCGGCGCATTGTTTCAAGGACTTCCTTCGGTTCATCTCGATCTTCACTTTCCTCTGGCTGGATCGGAACACGTAATCCAGATGTGAGTTCCAACTCTACAATTCGTCCAGTCACATCGTGAAGTTCGGATTGAACCTTAAACTTTGCATGTTTTGTACTGGAAAGAAACGCACGAGCTGTGGATCCTAACGGTAAGTCTTGGTCTGAAACACTATGAAATCCTTCACGCACTGGAATACCTTGATCTGGAGGCACAGACGAAGGTTGAATGGGAAGGACGATTTCCTTCGGAACCAAGACAGCTTGAATTCGCTTGAACGGATCTAAGATGACTTCATACGACGTTTTGCCTTTGGACAATAACTCTTGAATGGCATCATTGAACGTTGGAAGTTCTATCGCACAGGCTTGCTTATGAAGATCTCGTACTATCGGTAGAACGGTTTTAAAGATGGGCTTTCGCAAGTCTGTTGTAAATTCACTCTTGAACCCTTTCTTGTCTCGGACACGTTCTACCTGAGCTAAGAGTCCATTGCCTATGAGTAGAACTGTGCGACTCGATGCACCCACCGTATCGGACCAAAACCCACATTCCACTCGTGAAGTTTCCATATTGATACGAATGACCTCACATTTCAAGAAAGAGGTTACATATTCCAATTCTTCAAGAAACCCTAATTCTCCATGTTGATATGCATAATCAATTGAAGATACAAGTTGATCTAGATACGTCTCACCGCGTCCTCGTTGCTTCCACGTTCGGAAGAAAGAACATCGCATGAGATTCTCTCGAGCTTCGGATGGACGAAGAATTGGAGTTGAATCGTTCAACAATTGTGGAAGTGTTTTGGAAGGTCGACCGAGACCTACACGGAACAAGTCGGATTGACTTGAGGATAATCGTCCTTTCTTGACACTCGTTGTATAATTTGTTTGCAGTGAGAGTTGTTGAGCCATAATTGGAGGGAGATACGCAAACCGCATTGCAGGTAAGTTCACAGTCGTTGCGTCTAAAACATAGGTCGGTTCATCCTTAGGTCCTACATTGTCTCCTCGAGGCGTTTGAAAACAACATGGCATCTTCTTTCCGTTGATTGTAGACGAAGTTCGAAGTTCGTCTGGATACTTTGCAGATCCATCTCGTTTAATCACTGGAAATTCAACAGTGTCCAATGTATCGGATGTACGGACCTTTCCATCACAAAGTGGACAATGAAGAACTCCATCATCTCCTAACTTTAATTGATCCTCACGCAAAGGGATTTCATCGCGCATACACCAATAGGGAGGACAGATGGCTTTACCGTCTGGATCCTTGAGCTCTGTCATTTCTTCTTCAGGAACCGTTGAAAAATTATACTCAGGTCCAATTCGTACTTGATCGTCTGGGGTCAACACAACAACTTGCTTTGGTTTATCACACTTGCCTGGATAGACGGACTTATCAAATGTCGCAGGATCAAACTGTTGAAGACGTCGATTGAAATAGTTATAGGTTCCCATCGTCTTGGCTGCAACTTTCACTTTCTTCTCTTT